CATTTTGTTTTACAGATTTTTATATATATTCTACCCACAAACCGGAGGGTATTTTTAGGGTTCACAATTATGGCAAATTTAAATTTAGCACAAGTTCAAGATATGATGCTCAGAAAAAGGCGCAGAGATAAAGGAGATCCTTATCTTGAGGAAAGGTTTGCTTTGTCTGATACGGATAGAGCAGGTATGCATGGTCTTTTAGACGGTCAGGCATTAGCAGGTGTTAATATAGTTGATGAATATGAAGATCCAAATAGAATAGGTCAATATACCAGATGGTACGGTAATCCAAATACAGGAAGAAGGGGTCGGGATGAGATGACCATACGATCTGATGTAACAGGTACAGATTTTCAGGATACTTTAGCCCATGAAGTGGGGCATAGGGGGCACTATCTTTCCGGGCTTTTAGGGACTCAGGCCGGCCCACCACGCGCACCTGTTAGACCTTTTGTGAGGGGTGTTCCACAGTTGGGAATAGAAAATAGGACGGGATGGGTAGATCAGGCAGATCCATATATTGAACAAGAAAGAATGTATACACCCGATAAGTCAGATAGATGGCATCATGTTTTATACGGTATGGAGGGGGATAAACCTGTACTTTCCGGTGGTGGTCGTGGAGAGATAGACACGGATGTTTTAAAATCTGATATTGAAGTAGCAAATCGGCTTGCTAGAAATGTACCTAAAGGCGAACCAACCTCATTGCTTTCAACGGATGCGTCAGTATCAGATAAATTGGCGGCACAAGAGGGAATATCTGAAGGTATTACTATGGATGATTTGCGTCATCATGGATCACAAATAAAGTCAAAAGCCGGTGATCTAATGACTGCTACAAAGGATTTATTTAGATCCGGTGGGAAAGATAATATAATACATGATGAGCCGGAAGCAAGACCTACCACTCTTAAACAGGCTCAATCTCAAGGGAAAGCTCACTTCTGGCATAACGGTAAAAAGAAACTAGCAGTCACAGCAGATCAGTTAGCTAAGTTTAAGAAGTCTGATCTATACAATTCAGGTTCTAAAAAATCCACGCTTTCACAGTGGGCTAATATAGCCCAGTCTGAAGGCGGTATGAAGAAATTATTTAAGACGGACAAGCAGGTAGCGGCTAAAGTCAAGGAAACTAAAGATCAGAAACAATTCCTTGATGACTACATGCAGACTTATTACACGGGAAAGAAGAAGAATGATCCAAAGTTCCGTGAGGATATAAAGGCTAGACTTAAAGGAACCGTTCCAGACGACCATAAGAAAACCGTTGCAAATGCAATCAGTTCTGCGGTGAAGATCTTTGGAACAGATAAACTAGCAAGTGGTGGTCGCATGGATGAGGCCACAATGAAGAAGATGCTTCAGGATTTAGGTCAGATTGAATCAGGATACACAACAAGAATAGCCGGGGGTGGACGCCCGGAACGTGGCTTCTGGCAGGTATTGCCTTCCACAGCTACGGACGCTCTTAAAAACGCCGGTGCTTATTTTGGCCCCACATTTAATAAAACATTTGCAGGTCGTCCTTGGGTTAAAAGCGGTCAGTCTGCTTATGAAAGCCTAAAGAATATGAGCCAGAAAGACATCTCTAAACTATTAGAATCGGATGACGCTCTAGGAGCCGCCTTCTCAGCAGTTCAGGTACTTAGAACATTTAAGAAAAAGAAAAAAGGAGGTAGTTAATGAGAAGACCCAAGAAAATTACCCATGAAAGCGTGGTTCAAAGTAGAAAATCTGAAATAGGAAAGCTTAGAGGAAAAATTAGAGAATTGGGTTTTTGGTGATGACCATTGGAATCAAGCGCAAAAGACTATCTCTGAAATGAATAAGCCACAACAGTTTAGAGAAAGGCATAAAAGAGGCTCAAGAAAAACTGGGGTAGCGGTTAGAGTTAAAGGCTACTAAAAATATCAATGAGAACAAACAAACAAGAAACATTTATTGAGCAATACTGCTTAACCGGAAATGCGTCTAAAGCCGCAGAAACCGCAGGGTATAGCTCACCTAAACAGCGTGGCTATGATCTAAAGAAGCAGTTTGGCTTTGAAATAGCAGAACGACAAAAGAAGATGATTCAGGATTGCGTACCCGGTGCGTTATCCCAACTAGAAAACTTGGTAAATAATGCTGAGTCTGAGTCTGTGAAGTTAGGAGCTATTAAAGATGTGTTGGATCGGGCAGGTTATAAAGCCCCTGAGAAGATACAACAGGAAATATCCCACGTAGAACAAGCCTCCACTGATGATCTTCAAAGAGAGCTTGATGCAATCATGGGGTCTTCAAACGTAATAAGTATACCTGAAACATTAAACTAATGCCTATTCAACGCTGTTCATTGAAGGGCGGAAAGAAAGGATGGAAATACGGAAAATCTGGAAAATGCTATGCAAGTAGAAAGGGCGCAGAGCGCCAAGCGGCTGCAATCCACGCCTCCGGCTACAAGGAAGGAACTAGAAAAAGCTCTAGAAATCGTTAGGGAGATAGGTGCAAGAAAACGCTACAATAAGATTGATTTCTACGACCCCTACCCCTACCAGCTAAACTTCCATGAAACCGGCTCAGAGGCCAACCAGAGGCTTCTCATGGCGGCTAATCGCATAGGGAAGAGTTATTGTGGTGCGGCTGAAATGGCCTATCACGTTACAGGGCTTTATCCTAAGTGGTGGAATGGTAGAAGGTTTAAACAGCCTATAGTGGCGTGGGCAGGTGGTGTATCAAATGAAACCACCAGGGATATTGTACAGTTTGAATTATTGGGTTCCCCCGACGACCCAGAGGCATTTGGTTCTGGTGCTATACCAAGAAGCTGTATTATAAAAACAGAAAGAAAGCCCGGTGTTCCAAATGCTAAGAGCATGGCACTTATTAAACATGTTTCCGGCGGGAACTCTTCTTTATTCTTTAAAGCCTATGAGATGGGGGTTGACAAGTGGCAGGGTCGCAGTGTAGACTGTGTATGGTTAGATGAAGAACCCAGTAGAGAACTCTACTCACAAGCGGTAACACGTACCCTTGACCGCAGAGGGACGGTCTACATGACATTCACTCCAGAAAGCGGAATGACTGAAACGGTAGCTTCATTTATGAACCGTTTACAATCAGGTCAGTCCCTAACCAACGCTACATGGGATGATGCTTCTGAAAGAATCATGTCCATGAAAGGAGAGAGAGGGCACTTATCTGAAGCTGTGATGGAACAGATATTATCTTCTTATTCCCCACATGAGAGGGAAATGAGAAGATACGGACGACCATCTATTGGCTCTGGTCTTGTATTCCCAGTAAGTGAAGACAAGGTATTAGTAGAACCCATTCATATAGAGGATCATTGGCCCAGAATTGCGGCTATTGATTTTGGTTGGGATCATCCCACCGCAGTTGTGTGGTGTGCGTTTGATCGTGATGAAGAGATATTTTATGTATATGATTGTTACAGAGAGTCAAAAGCCTCACCAGCCGTACACGCTGAGATTATAAGGTCAAGACCGAATTTTATTCCCATAGCCTACCCGCATGACGGCAATCGCAGGGATAGTATGGGAAATCCGGGATTGGCTGACCAGTATAGAAATTTAGGATGTAATTTTCTTCTGGAACATTTTACAAATCCACCGGCTTTAGGAACCAATAAGGGGTCTAACAGTATTGAAGAGGGTTTAATGGCTATACTTCAAGCAATAGAGGCCGACAAATTTAAGGTGTTCTCAACCCTTTCAGATTGGTTTGAAGAGTTCAGAATGTATCATAGAAAACAGAATAAGGTGGTTCCTATAAGAGATGACCTGTTGTCAGCTACAAGGTACGCCTTCCAATCACAACGATTTGCCATTGCCGGGAAAGATCCGACATGGACAAACAACGTTGAATATAGGAATTATGGAATTATTTAATGGCTAAAGAGAAAATTACTGAAGAAGAATTAGTATCCAGAATCAGGGGTGAGATCACTGATTCTCTAGGATATATGGGGGATACAATCTCCACCCAGAGAGAGATGGCTATGAAGTATTACTATGGCCTTCCATTTGGAAATGAAGTTGATGGTAGATCCCAGTATGTAGATTCTACAGTTCAGGACACGATTGAATGGATTAAACCCTCCTTAATGAGAGTGTTTGCATCCGGCGATGATATGGTTAAGTTTTCACCGCATGGCCCTGAAGATGTAGAGATGGCTAAACAAGCCACAGACTACGTAAACTACGTATTCACTAAAGATAATCCCGGTTGGGAAATTCTGTACTCATGGTTTACGGACGCTCTTTTAAGCAAGAATGGAATCGTTAAAGTATGGTGGGATGAATACGATGAAGAAGAACGTGAGGAGTATCGGGGTCTTGAAGAGATGGAGCTTACAGCTCTAATAACTCAGGAAGGTGTTGAGGTTATAGAGCATACTGAATATGTTGAATATGAAAAACCCATGCATGATGTGGTTATTAAAAGAAGTCAATATAATGGTAAAATAAAAATAGAGAATGTTCCTCCTTCTGAATTCCTAATATCAAGAGAAGCAAAGAATATACAGGATGCAACGTTTGTCTGCCATAGGGTAGAGAAAACATTATCACAGTTAAGGGAGATGTATCCAGATGAAGATCTTGATGCTGAAAGTCTTGGCGGAAGTGATGAAGATCTCATGGCTTTTTCCGCAGAAAGACTTGAGCGTTACGCATTTGATAAGTCTGCTGAATATTGGGGAGTAGGTGCGGGTGATGCATATGATGACGAATCCCTGCGTAAATTCTGGTTGCATGAGTCTTTTCTTAGAACAGATTATGATGACGACGGTATTGCCGAATTAAGGAAGATATGTACAGTGGGTTCAACTGTTCTTGCCAATGAAGCAATAGACAGAATTCCCTTTGTATCAATTACGCCCGTTAAAATACCCCATAAGTTCTTTGGTTTGAGCATGGCTGATCTAGTAATGGATCTTCAGCTCATGAAGAGTACGTTGATGCGGAACCTCATGGACAATATGTATAACCAAAACTTTGGGCGTTATGCGGTTTTAGAGGGGGCCGCTAATTTAGACGACCTCCTTACACAGAGGCCGGGTGGAGTGGTCAGGGTAAAAACTCCCAATGCTATTACGCCTTTGACAACTCCTCCTTTGGAGCCTTATTCCTTCCAGATGCTTGAATATCTTGATGGGGTAAGAGAGTCAAGGGCAGG